TTGTTGCCCAAAATTACGAAAAAGAATAAAGGTTTTGATGAAATAATACAAGATTTTTTAGATTATTGCAATTATAAAAATTTGAGTTTAAAAACTATAAAATCATATCATCAAACATTGACATTATTCTTTAAATATTTAGAGGAAGAAAAGGATATAAAAAATGTTAATAAGATTGGAAAACAAATTGTAGAAGAATATATTAAATTCACTCAAGAAAGAGGTAAATATTCATTTGTAGCATCTATAGATGGTATGGTAAAAGCTAATATAGATAAAAGAACTGATATAGGAGAAAAAGTATCAACATCAACATTGAATAATTACTTAAGGAATATTAAGGTGTTTTTTAGCTATTTAGAAGAAAATCAAATTATAAGAGAAAATACAGTTAAAAAATGTAAGTATATAAAAAATGAACGAAAATCTAAAGAACAATTAACTGACAATGAATTTAACAAATTAATTAAATCAATGGATTTGACAAAATTTCACGAGTATAGAGATTATGTAATAACAAATTTAATTTTCGATACTGGAATGAGATTAAATGAAACTTTAAACTTGACTATTAATGATGTTGATTTTACAAGACGAACTATAATGATTGATAGTCAAATTAGTAAAGGACGTAAAGATAGAGTAGTTTTTTATAGTCAAACAATGTCAAAATTATTGCAAAGATGGTTAAGATTTAAAGATACAATGCAAGAAACTGAATTGTTATTTCCAACTCAAAGAACAAATGGAGTATTAAGTGTTTCTAATTTTGAAAGGAATTTTAGAATTTATCTAAAAAGAGCAAAAATTAATAAATCAATTACTCCACACGGACTAAGGAATAACTTCGCTAGACGTTTCCTACTCGCATCAAGTGATATTCATACTTTAAGTAAAATATTAGGACATAGTTCTGTAACAGTAACAGAAAAAGCTTATTTAGATTTAATGGATGAAGATTTTAGAAAGAAATATCAGAGATATTCTCCATTGGAAAATATGAAAGAGAGATATTAAAAGAAACGTTAAAACAATTAAATATTAATAAATAAAAAAATAACTGATACTCTGACAAAGTACCAGTTACCAAAACTTAATATAGTTTTTATAAACTTTTGAAATCTTATTTTATTAAGATTACAACTAAATTGATAAACTTATTGTAATCAAAAAAAATTAGAATGTCAATAGGTTTATTTCCTATACATTTTTTTAGTATAGGTTAGTTGTTATGCACTATGCAATTTTAAAATAATAGTAGGTGAGATTGAGCCAATGCACAAAATCAATTCGGTATATAAATATTTCTCTATTGTATTAATATATCGTTAAACGGGTACATATGACCGTTAAATAAATTATATGGGTTGTAAGGGAAATGGTCTTAAATGACGGGTATTAAGTCAATATATACATTCTATCGGGTAACATTTGGTTCAATGGTAAAGGCTTAATAATAATAGGGTATTAAATGAGCGATACAATGAGTATACTTGATAATATTGTCCTAGGTTCAAAAACTTAGGGCTTATTATATCACTCACAAAGTTTCCAAAGTGCCTTGATAATATTTTGACATTACTAAAAAGTAAATACTTGATTTAAAATAACTACTAAACAAAAAGGACGTGTATTAGAATGAAAGAAATTAAGCTTCAACAAAAAAACATATTAAGTATCATAGAGAAGACGTATTTGAAAGATGGTGTATAAAATAACTTGGTTATACATTGGATATTTCATGGTCTCTAAGGCACAAGGTTGGTACGATTCTATTATGAGTTGCAAATTAGTTGAATTACTTGGGTATATATTTGGTTAATACATGATTGAAAGTATAGAATAATACATGGTCAAAGAGTTTATTACATGGTCTAAATTGTTTATTACTATTACATTAAAATTAAAAGCTTAAATTTATTAAATATAGAATAAGCCTATATATTATTAAAACGTTGGACACGTAGATTATAATATATAGGCTTATTTTTTTGCCTAAAAATAGGTGATATTATATATCAATTTATCGAATTAAGCTACATAATATATATGAGATTAGTTTGGATAATAGTATATACTTTAGTATATAATACGGTATTAGTGTATACACTAGATAGTTAGTATCGAGCAAATGGCTTTATTACAAGGGTTAAAAATTTTTTAATGGGAGAGGAATAGAATGAAGCGACCTATGGGTTGGTAGGTTAGGGCTAATACTTTATTAGGTTTAGTAAAGTATTATATGTATCGTATTGTAGGCTTGTACAATTTTAATCCGATTTGATTGAGTTATTTTATTGGGCTTATTAAGGCTTTATAAGTAGAAATAAAGAAAAGAAAGAAGTAGTATGTAGACCATATTTCTTTAAATATGTAGGATTGGGAAAAGATTATAAGTTTATCAAAAAGAATACACCAATGGATTTTTTACAAAAGGTGATAGATGAAGAAATACCAAGGGGTAAAAGAGGTGAAGGAGAATTAAACTTTTTAGATTTACTTATAAATGAAAGTACAGAGAGAGCTAATTTTTTAAAAATAAATAATATTTTAGATAAAGTTGATAAATTAAATAATGAAATAAATTCAATGTTTATGATAGATATGGATAAAAAAATTAGATATGAATATATAACATTAAAAAAGCAACAGGTAATAAAAGAAATTTCAAAATTAAAAGTAGATAAACTAGTTTTAATTGGTATATTTAAAAGAATAAACAATGATAAAAAGGATAAATATAATAATTTAAAAAAATCTGGGTTACTTCTATTAAATATAATATATAATTCTCACAAAGATGTATTTATAGAATTATTAAAAGATAATAAGGGAGACATAAGATGTATAGAAGAAAATTTAAATGGTAGCATAAAAATTTATGATAAGATATTTGAAATGAAACAAGATACTAGTTTCACTAAAAATGCATAGGTTTTTTTAAAAACGATGCTCTCTAAATGGCTTAACCATGCGTGTTTGAGAGTTTTGAGTTAAGTCTATATAAGGAGAGGGAAGAAAGACAAACTCGAAAGAGTGGAAAAGGTGAGTGATGACGGTGGAAAGACCACTGCTATAGTATAAGGAAACATCCAGCCCTCAAATAATAATTCTTTTTGTTTATGTTTTTTATCTTATATTTTTGTATTTGTTTTAAATGGGGAGATTATCCCCATGTACATAGGTTGATATTTCAACCATGAAATTTATTTTTAAAGGAGAAATATGTGTGAAATAAAAATTTATAATATAGATTTTACGTTTTAACCTGTGCTTTTTTGATTTTATACCCTCTCTAAATGGCTTAACCATGCGTGTTTGCGAGTTTTGAGTTATTACTATATAAGGAGAGGGAAGAAAGACAAGCTCGAAAGAGTGGAAAAGGTGAGTTTAAAGTAAGTATAGATATTAAATATTCTATGATTAATAACAAAAAGAAATATATTAAAAACAATTTAGTTAATTAACTCTGTAGATTTATCTATGGAGTTTTTTATATATAATTTATTTAACAAATTAATTACTAATTGAACTTAGTTATAGTAATTTCGCTAATTTGATGTAGGTGCAAGCCCTACCTCCTCGAAATTAAGAAAAGTTAGCTATAGTAAAGGTATTAATACCTCATTTTTAAAAATGTAACTATTAAGTGTTAAGCCACACAATAAAAGGCTTTGTACATATAGGGTATAGTTGTATGAACTTATTTCAAGGGCAAAAAACTATAAACTAATTGAAAGGAGAAATTTAATATGAATAAAAGATTTTTAAATAGTATGAACCTAGAGGAGTATATAGCTGAGATGATATTAAATAATGACATTGATGAAGTATACAAATTAAGAATATTAGAATTTTTAAATAAGTATTTATTTAGAGGATTATTTGTAGTGTTATTTCTTACAAACAATTCATTAATAATACAAGTTGAAAATGATGAAGATTTATTAATTGATTTAATGGAGGTATCAAGCTATGGATTTTAGTGAATTAAATTTAAATGAGGAACAATTACAAGGAGTTCAAAAAATAGTTCAAAGTGAAAATGACAAAATTAGAACTGAATACTCAAAAAAGATTAAAGAGTTAGAATATAATGTACCTAAGAAAAAGTCACCAGAAGAAATTGCATTAGAAGAAAGAATTAAAGAAATAGAAGAAAAAGAAAAGGCTCTACAAAAACAAGAACAATTATCTAATATAAATAAAGCTTTAGAAGAAAAGGGGTTAAATCCACAACTTTCAAAATTTATAAATATGGAAGGGGTTGAAGATATAGAAACTTCTCTTGATGAATTATTTAATTTAGTAGTTGGTGAATCTAAAGAAAAAATATATAAACCATCAGATCATATTAATTCTATTAATAGTGGAATTACAAGGGAAGATTTTAACAAGATGGGATATAAAGAAAGATTAGATTTATATAATACAGATAAAGATTTATATGACTCATTAAGTAAATAAGATAATTAGGCTTTTAGAGATAATCTAAAGGCTTTTTTTATATAAAAAATTAGGAAAGAAGGAATTTTTAATGGCAATTATAGTACCAGATGTATATGGTCAAATGACTACAGAAAAAGTAAAAGGAAAATTAAAAATAGCTAATATGGCAACAATTTTAGGAGAATTAAGTGGTAATGTTGGTGATACAGTTACATTTCCAATGTTTAAAGCTTTAAGTGACGCTGAATTAATGAAAAAGGGAGATAAAATCACTACAGAAGAATTATCTCAAACAAGTGATTCTAAGAAAATTGTACAATATGGTAAAGGTGTTAAGGTTTATGATGTTGATGATTTAACAGCTCTTGGTAACTTTATTGAAAATGCAAGTGAACAACAAGCTAGAATATTTGCAAAATCACTTGATAATGAAATGGTAAAAGATATTGATAAACAATCTTTATTAAAGAGTTCAACTTTAGAAGCTAAGGCAATTACAGAAGATGAATTAAATAAAGCTATGCAATTATTTGGTGATGAACAAGATAATAGTGACTTTGCAGGAATTGTTATTAATTCATTATTAGTACCATCATTTTATAAAATGGAAGGATTCGTTAATGCAACAAAGACTTATGTAAATGGTGAAAATGGTAAGATTGAAAATGGAGTTATTGGTTATTTTAGAGGTTCAATACCAGTAATTTTAGCTGATGGTAATACTTATGACACAACTACTAATGAATGTAAGACTTATATAATAAAAAAGGGTTCATTAGGAGTAATGCCAAAAAGAGGTTTACTTGTAGAAACCGAAAGAGATGCAAGTACAAAATCTACCGATGTTTATGCAGATATGATTTTTGCTTGTGGTCTAATTCAAAAAGATGGAGTTATTATTGTTAGAAAAACAATAGCCTAATTTATAGGGGGTGGTACAAAATAAAATGTACCATCTCTTTTTTTAATACCAAAAGTAACAAAGGAAAAAATTTAAAAACATAGAAGGGAGTGTTGACTTATCACAATGAGAGAAAGAATTAGATATATGAGGGCAATTTATAGTTTAACTCAAAAGGAAATAGGAAATGCGTTAGGATGTGCAAAACAATATATAACCAATATAGAAAAAAATAGAGTTAATGCAACAGATGAAAAATTAGAGGAAATATTATTGATAACAGTTAAATTAGGTGAAGCTAAAAAACATGGGAATTTTGATGAAATAATGCAAGAATTAATAAATACAAGAAAAGAAATTATTGAAAAAGAAAAATAGAAAGGTGGTGAATTTTAATTAATTTACTATCTTTCTTATTTATTATTAAGAAAGAAGATTTAATTTTTATTATTAACGAAAAAGATAGTTAGATTAATTATCTAATTATGTTATTAGAAACAAAAGAAAAATTTCCTCAATGGTGTAGAGACAAAGAAACTAATTACAAGCTATTATTATCAGATGATATAGATAGTTTTATGTGTTACATTCTACAAAAGGAATTATTTAATAGAGAAATAGAATATTTTATTGATGTAAATTATAAGAAAATAAATAAAAGCTTTGGTAAACAAGTATTATATTCAACAAATTCAAATATTCAATGGAAGGATATAATTGGTTTAGATATTGCATTAGAAAACAACATAAAATGTTGGGATAATCATGTAACAAAACAATATAGTAATGATAATTATAATTTAAATAGTGCAAATATGAATAATATTATCAATGTATGTTCAAACAATTATACAAGTAAATTTGTTATTAGTTCTTTCATTACAATGTTAAGTTATTATGATGTAGATATTACTAAATGGAATAAAGAACAATTAGCTATTTTATGTTGTATAGATGGATTATATACACCTTTTTGCAATCAAAGGTTTATGGAACAAGGGAAAGAGAATTTACGCTTTTTAGGTTATGAATTTTTATCTAATTTTATAAAGGAAAATTTGCAATATATAATTAAAATAGAAAGTGAATATAATATAAAGTATGGGAAAATATGCACTGATAATGATGGTTTCTTACAAACAAATATAGATTTATTGGGATTGCAATTAGCTTTTATTGGTGTATTTAATAGTATTTTTGATTTACCACATAATAAATTTATGGAAATTGAAAGTTACAAAAGTACATTTGTTAATCTTTCAGATAATAAGTACACTAAAAAAATTTTAAATAAAAGTGATAGATTGATGAATTTTGCATTACTTTTCAAGAATAAAGCTGTTGTTAGTTATGATGTTGATTAACTTCTAATAACATAATTACAAATTCATTATGGTATATAAATTGCAATTCCCTTTTTAAAAGGGTGATATGTGGATTGTTTGAACCACCACTAGAATAAATTACTAAAGAAAAAATGGAGGAAATAACTATGAATTATAAAAGAAAAATTGTTAAAAGTTATATAGATGCAGATAAATTAATGAAGATGGGTTTTATATGTTTAGGTGTAGAAACTAATATAAAAGATAATAGTAAATTAATATTTTGGTTTGATAATAATGAAGAAATAAATAAAATATTAGATGAAATTTCTAATCATTTTAAACAAAACTAGAGAAAAGGGTAAATGGTGAAAACGAATGAGAAAACAATATAATGATAATTATAGTAGAATACCAAACAGATTATTTTATATGAAAAATGAAGATGAAGAAAGAGAAGAAGAAATAGAGTATATAAAGAAAGGCACTATAATGGAAGTAGTAGAGGATAATAAAGTGATATTGATATTGCATGAACTATATCTAGGCAGCGATTTTAGATTCAAATGTTATAGGACTATAGATAGCTTACTTAAAGACATTGGTTATAAGCTAGACAAAGATAATAGAAAAGCCATAAAGAATATTTTATTAAAACTAAGAGAAATGGGATATATCAATTTTGAAGGAACTGAAACTTCAATAAAGTCAACAACATTATTAAGAATTGATGTGAAAAATTTAAAAGATAATACAAAAAATAATTTTGTTGAATTGGCTCAATGTGAAATTGATAAGATAATGAGTTTAGAATGTGACCAAAGAACTAAGATGGGAATGTTGAAATTTTATCTATATATAAAGGCTAGAGTATATAAGAGAGAAAAAACAAATGATGATACCTATTTAGATAGAAACAGTAATGCAAAGGCAGAAGCTACATGGCAATCATTTTATTTTATTCATAAATGGACTAATATTAAAGAGGAACAAGCTAGTAAATATGTAGATATGTTAGTTGAATTAGATATGATAACGGTTTATAAAGGTAAATACAAATTTAAGGAAAAAAATAATGACTTATGGAAAGACTTATCAAGTATATATGTTATCAATGATTTACAAGCTAGTGTAGAAGACATCAAGGAAGAAATAAAACTTTGTGTAAAACAATATATATATATATTAAATAGAAAAGGTTGTATTGTAACACCAATTTAGTGAGTGAAATACCTAGTCCGATAGACCTCTTTAGTGATGGGGTTTATCGGACAATATTCAACTTTTAGTCCCCCCAACTAAAGGGGTCTATCGGGGTACAGTTAATAGTAAAACCTATATACTTAAGAGAAAAATAATCCTCTATTATCGTGAACAAGTTCACATAACAATTGTCAGAGCGCTGGCTAATAGTAGAAGACATCAAGACATGATTATATAGTTTTCACCAAATTGCGAGGGAAAGTATTTTTAAAAGAATTAAGTAAATAGAAAAAGAAAGTGTCTATAATGGACATTTTAAGTTATATAGAGTGAATAGTATCGTACTCGACATTGAGTCTAGGTAGTAAAAATCCACTCTTGACTTTAGGTGGATATATGAGGACTCCTTAAAATTTAGGTCTTTAGAATCGACCTGTTTTAAAAATAATAAACATAAGATAAAGGAGAGAATTAAATGAGTAAAAAAGCTATATGTTTACAAGATAACATTATTAATATTTTGGACAATAAGAAATTATGGTTTTTTATAAAATGGTATTTAAATGGGCAAAAGAAAGAAGAATGGGAAAATGTACGAAAAGCTATGAATATAAAACAACCTATGGAATGGGCTATAAAGACATATTTAGAAAGAGAAGATGTTCAAAAAGCTATGATACAAATAGTTAAATTAAATAAAGATTTTAACTTGATACAAATATATAACAAGATGTATGAAAAAGCTTTAAAAGGTGATGTAAATAGTGCAAATTGGATTGTTAAATTTAGTGAATCGGATTTCTTTGGAAGTAAAAAGAATGAATTAGATGATATTATAAATGGGTTAAATTTAGATGATGAATAGAGAAGAAAAATTCAATATTGTATGGAATGACCCAATATTATTTATTCAAAATTTTCTAAAGATAACCGACAAGAATGGTAAAATAGTACCATTTATATTAAATCCAATGCAAAAAGATTTTATTAAAAACTTAGATAGTTATAATATAATTTTAAAAGCTAGACAAGGTGGCATGAGTGTGGCAATTTGTGGACTAGCTATTTTTTATGCAGTAACACAACCTAATTCAACTTGTATGTTATTATCACATAATGATGAAAGTACAAGAGCCATATTCAATAAGTTAAAGAATATTTACAATAGTTTGCCTAATGTTATAAGACCAAAATTAATAAGAAACAATAGAGCTGAATTACAATTAGCTAATGGAAGTATTATTTCATGTTCTACTATGGGACATACAGATAAATCAAGGGGAAATACACTTAAGCTTTGTCACATTAGTGAATTTGCATTTGTTAAAAGTGATGTAGCCGAAAAACAATTACTTGCAATAGAACAGGCAATTCAAGCTAATGGTAATTTAATTATTGAAAGTACAGCTAATGGATTAAATCATTATAATATCTTATATAATAAAGCTAAGAAAAATGAGAACGCATATAAAGGATTTTTCTACAATTATATAGATACAAGTTGTATGTTCATTGATGAATATGAGAAGTACAATAATATATTTAAAAATATTAATGGTCATAAGTTTGGCGAAAAAGATTTGACGGAAGAAGAAAAGGAATTATTAAAGATTGATGGAATGACACTTAATATTATTTGTTGGCGTAGATTAAAGATACAAAATAGTTCTATTGACCAATTTAATCAAGAGTTTCCATTAACTGATACAATGGCATTTGTTACAAGTGGTCATAGTGTATTCGATAATGAAAAGATTACAAATACATTGAGAGTTTTACAATTAAATAAAGAAAAGTTCTTGAATAAGAATGATTTAGATTTGCCGATTGAATTAAAGAAGTATTATGGCAAGTCTTTTTTTATGTACAAAAAACCTATTAATAGTGATAAATATTACATTGGAGTTGATAGCTCAGAAGGAGTAGGTCAAGATAGTTCAACTTGTATTGTTCTTGATAAAGATGGGGAAGAAGTGGCTATGTTTAAGGATAATAAAATAAAGCCTTATGCCTTTGCAGAGTTCATTAATGAATTAGGTCATTATTACAATAAGGCTCATTTAGTAGTGGAAAAAGCTAGTGGTGGTCATAGTGTTATTGAGAGATTGAGATATACACATAAATATATGAATATGTCAAAATATAAGACTTACGATGAATATAATATGAGAGCCAGGTGGACTATTGGATTTGATACCAACGCTAAGACTAAAGGACTTATTATTAATGATTTAGTTGAAATGTTTGATAAGGGAAAATTATTAATACATTCAGAAGAAATACTTGAAGAAATGAAGGTATTTGAGGTGAAAGACAATGGTTCAATGGGGTCAATGTCAGGATACCATGATGATTTAGTTATGGCAACGGCTTTAGCTTTAAGTGGATTGAAGTCAGGTCGTTATTACAAGTGGTAAAGTGTTTATTTAGTATATTTATGAGGGCTAAATTTCAAGCCGTATTGAAAGGAACAACTAAATATATCCTCCGCTAAATATAATTATGGTTTTACGCAATGCAAAATATTTTGCCGTCCTCATAACAATTCCGTGGTCACTCAAAGTTACCGTTTGGGAAAATCCAATCGCTTAGTCATTATGATAAATCCATCGACAAGCTTGTCGGTTGCCAACGTTGGCAATGCCATTATAGCGAATGTTAATTATTGTGGTTCTTGAGAGAACTAAACAAGAGAAAGAAAGGAAGATTAAACTAATGAAAAAAATAGAAGAATATATTAAAAATGAATATAAAAATAACGCTTTGTGGTTTATAGATGAAGTTAATAAACCTAGTAATACAACAAGAATTGGAAAAGTAAGAGGTTTAAAAAATTATTTACATGGAAAACATAAAACATTAACTAGACAAGATTGTAAATTTAAAGAACAGGAATTTAAAGTTAAGAAATTAGTATTACAAAATGCAAAGACTATATTAAACTTTCATTCAATTTATTTATTAGGGAATCCAATATCATTAACAGGAACAGAAGAGTTAATTGATAAATTACAAGATATTTATAATTATGGTTCATATAATGATGTTGATTTTGAGTTATTAGATAAATTAGTTAAGTATGGTGATAGTTACGAGTATATCTATATTGATGATAATGATAATATCACTTCAAAAGTAATTGATAATAGTTGTAGTTATCCTGTTTATAATGAAAAAGGTGAATATATAGCGTTTATTGAACATTGGAGTAATATTGAAAATAAGAATTATTGGATTGTATATTATAAAGATTGTATACAAGAATTTAATGATTTAGGCGATAAAGTTTCTATGGTTGGAGAGTATAAAAATATTAGTGGTTTACCTCTACATTATAAGGGAATTAATGACTGGGATAATACAATGGGTGAAGGTTTATTAGAGAATGTTATACCTATATTAGATGAAATAGAAGATTTAATGAGTAAGATGGGTGATGCAATTTATACATTATCTTTGAATCCTTTATTATTTACCACAGGACAAGCTATTGAGGGAAATGGCGTTTCTAATGATATGGTTGGTATGAATGTAGCTTTAGAGAATGGTTCAAGTATGGAATATGTATCAGCTATTATGGATTATTCTACTATTAAATATTACTTAGATACACTACAAAATGAATTAAATGTTATATCTTATATGCCTAGTATATTAGGTGGTAATGGTAATATAGCCAACGTTAGTGAAGTATCTTTAAAGATGTTATATTCATTGGCTGATGTCTATGCGATGTTAAATGAGAAAGTATTAAGACGTGGGTTTAATGAGAGGTTTAACATTATTAGACGATTGATAGGTGAAGAAGATAGAAAACAATATGTAAATGTTACATTTAATTATAGTAGACCACAAAACGCTAGTGAGTTATTAGACAACATGAAGAAACAATTTGATATGAACGCTATAAGCTTACAAACAATTATAGAGAAATCTCCATTAACAGATGACGTAGTTATGGAGTTAGAAAGATTGGAACAAAATTGTAATGTTAAGAGTGAGAGCGATGAAAAGAGTAAATAGACATTTGGAAAATTAAAATGGGTTTTATTAGTAAAATTAATAGGAACAAATGTTTGGTTGGAGTTGTTGTCAGATAAATTTTAAAAGGGTAATTAGTATGAAGATTTAATAAGAGAAATAGTTTAAAATTACACACTCATTTTTATACTATATAGTTCGAAAAAATTCAATATCGACTACAACGATTTTAAACTCACTCCAATAATTTTTGGAAGGAGATAATTTTTAATCACCATTATGTTAGCGTTGAAAAAAGTTATTAGAAAACTATGGACTACTTAACAAGGTTCTCAATTTATCTAGTAATAATAGGTATTTTTTCTCTATTAAAATTCTAATAAAACAAAAATTTTATCCGTTTTTATCCAATCTTAAGGTATTATAATATAGGATTATAGTACGCTAAGGCTATAAAATTTATAAATATAAAAATAAGCTTAAACTATTGGTATTACTAGCTTTTAAAGAGATTTTACTACGGGAAATTTACGTTTCCCGAAATAATTTTCACTTACCCCTTTTAAAAAAAATCCACTCTAACTAATGGAAAAACCACCCACGGAAATAATGATAATTTTGGTAATATATGTTACAATAAAGTAAAAGAAAATTAAGGGAGAATAATAATGGGGGAAAATAAAAAAATTAATTTAAAAGCGATTTTTTCTAGTAAAAAAAATATAGCTATTGCAATTATCGTACTTATAATTATTTGTGTTAGTGGATTTGAATATTTAAAGTATGATAATAACAGGTATCAAACAGGACAAGGATTAACTAATGAACAAAAAAGAGGAAACATAGAGGACTTAGTTAAAAAAGAAGATTATGAGGGTGCAAATATTTTAGTAGAAAATTATTATTACTATGATGAAAATAAAGAAAATTTACACAATTATACCTATAATATAAAAATGTGCAAAGAGAAAAAGTTAAAATCATTTGATGAAGTTGATAAAATTAAAGAAGATAATAAAAAAGCGTTAGAAAGAGTTAATGAAGAAAATATAAAAAAGGAATACCAAGATATTGTAAATGGAGTTAATAATAAAGAACGTGAGTTATCCCGAAATGAGTTAATAGATTATATAAATAGATATATGAATTTTTCTAATAAATATAAAGATAGAAAAGATTATTATTATGGAATTGTTGGGAATTTAGTAGAATTAAAGAAAGAGTATTGTAGAAGAAATAGTTATATATATGATAAGGAAGTAATAGCTTATGATAAAGATATGAATACAATACCACCTAAAATAGGAATGACTAAGGCAGAAGTAATGGCATTTACCAAATATATAAAACCTAGTAAAACAAACAAAACAACTAATGCACATGGTATTAGTGAACAATGTGTTTATGGCAATAGTTATCTTTATTTTGATGATGGTAAATTAACAAGTATACAAAATTAAAGAATATAATTAAAAGGATTATCCAAATTTAGGATAGTTCTTTTTTTATAATTATATTCTACGAAATCCCCATGTCATGAGATTAAAAAAAGCTATACCAAAATACAAAGGAGGAGAAAAGATGAATAATTTAGAAAGATTAAAATTAGAATTATCTAATAAACAATATTGTACAGATACAGAGTATTCAATATTATTAGAAGAAAATTCTCTTAAACCCCTAGAAGGTTACACAAAAAAGGACAATCAAATAAAATTATTGGAGACGGTTGTAAGTGTTTTAGAAACTCTTACAAATGACATTGATATTATGAGAAAGATTGATAGTAAAGATATTGTATCTACTGACCAAGCTATAAAATATTTACTAACTAGAATAGATTCAATTAATAAAAAGATTATAGATTTAAAAGAAGAAAAGGACGAATACGTGTCTAATAATATAAGACCTATATTTTATACTAGATAAGGAGGTAAAACGAATGAATGAAATAGATTATTCTATGAATTTAGAATTAGAAAGGCATGGGATAGTTGGTATGGTAAATGATATATCAACTACTTTTTTAATTAAAAAATGTAATGATAGCGTTGAAAATAATTACGATTTAAATACGTTAATATCTAAGATTAAATTTAAACAAGGCTCTATAATTACTATTAATGACATTTATTACTTAGCTTTAGATATAGAAGAACAATTTAGTAATACAATATATTCTAAAGGAACGATTAGGAAATGCACTAAATTAAAATTTGGTGAAGATAACCTATTTAAAAAGAAAAGAGATGTTATCGGATTTATTGATAAAGATAAAGCTGCGATTGTAAGTAATGATTTTTTTCTTCAAGAGAATTCATATGTAAATGTGACTATTCCATTTGAACAATATAATTTTAATGATAAGTATATAAATTTTATGGATAAATCATACATGATTGTTAGTACCGATGATACAAAAGATGGACTAATCACATTATATGCAAAATTTAAAGAAATATTTGTAATAAAAGATATATATGAAATAGAATGTAATACCAATATAGTATCCGTTAATGTTGGAGGAAATTTTAATATTAATGCAGTAGTTAAAAAGAATTGGATAGTTTTATCAGATGCAATAATAAATGGAGTAGTTGAAAACAAGTCAATTTGTAATTATATAAATGGTACAATTAATGGTCTTGCAAATGGAACAACTAAAATTACATTATTTTATGAAGAAAAAGCGACATATAAAATTGATGTAACAGTAAATGAAATAAGTGTTAATTACGAAATTATAGGAAATGATAATTTCAAACAAATTGAGGAATGTGAATATAAAATAAATCCATTGACAGATTGTGACTTTTATATTAATGATTTTGATAGTGAATATATAGCTAGTATAATACAAGATGATAAAAAGGGTAGTTGTAAAGTAAAAGGAGTTAAAGCTATTTCAAATAATTATTTTACTCTATATGCCAAAAAAGATGATGTTATAATAGCTGAAAAGAAAATAAATGTTTTAAGAAGGTGATGATATGGAACAAACAATCACTAATTTAATAAATAGTTTTGGGTTTCCTATAGTTTGTTGTATAGCTATGGGATTTTTTATTTGGACTATGTATAATAAAATAAGTGTAACATTAGATAGAGTAACCGAAACTAATAACCAATTAGTATTAATAAATAATAATTTAATTTCAAGTATGGATTTAAAAATTAATAAGATAGAGGATAAAATAGAAGTAATTGCCGAAAAAATTAAATAAAAGGTTATACGTTATGTATATACTCTTTTTTGTTTTTTACTAAATTAAGTATTGAAATTAATTGTAAGAAGGTATATCATTATATCTATAAATATTTATTAAATTAAGCCGATAAATATAAGGTTTTAAAAATTAATATAAATGTATAAATATAAAATGTTAAGAAGCACTTAAACTTAGTCATATCAAGGCTTTAAGCTATAAACAAGCTATTTGGATATACTATACACAATGATAAGGGCAAGCCTACTAATAGCGAATTTATAGCAATTATTGCAGATAAGCTAAGACTTAAAAATAAAGTTAGCTAATTGTAATGAGAAAATGGTTTTAGAGAAATTTTAAGCCAACAAACTAACCGAAAGTAATCCTAAAATTATAGGTTTCATACCAATAAATATGTTAATAGAAATACCTTTAATATTTTGAGTTTATCTTGATATATTGGAGGTGTTTTTTTATTGTCAATAATTTTAAAAAAATCTAAAACAATAGATAATATTGTAGTTGATTATTTAGAATTTACAAAAACAAAGGAAAAATATTCATTGTTTCAGATATTAATTCTTTAAAGTCTAATAATCCATATGAAAGGGGATATTTTAGAAAATAAGTATCGATTGTACACTGTAAATAACTACTTAAGGAACATTAAATTGTATTTTATATGATGAAATCATCATGAAGAATCCTACAGTACAAATAAGGGCATATAAGCATAGCAGAAAGATAGATTTTAATAAAATATTGAGGTGCCTAGATTTAATCTCATTTGATGAATATAGGGATTATATTGCTTTAAAACTATTGATGGACATGGAAGTGAGAATAGATACATATTTTTTTATTATGTGACCATTTTAACTTTTTAACATATAATAGAATTAGAACAAAATTTATATTAAAAAGGTGATAATGATGAGTTTTAAATACGGTCAAATTAAACAAGTAACAATTACTTCTGAATCAAGTAAACTTTCAAAGCAAAAACATCGTTCAAGTTTGAATTATGATCTTTCAGGAATTGCAGGGACTAATATTCTCTGGATTTGTCCAGCAGGAGTAGTTTTTGATGTTAAACAAGATAGAACTGCTGCTAAAGATCCAGTTTTATTCTCAAGTGTAGCTAATGGACGAGTAACTACAGGACTAAGCAAAGAAGCAGCAGCTAATTTATATATTGCTGATCCTCAAAACGCCACTTTAAAATTTGATATAACTTTAATAGCAACTACAGATTTACCAACTTGTAACTGCACTTGTAATGATGGGTATTCTGAATATGTTTCTATTGGTTCTGAGTATGTTTACCCTGGTGACGAAGACGACTAAAAAAGAAGCTGTATAAAATAATAAATATGGAGGGGCTGTTGTATAACGGCTCCTTTTGTAAGAATAAATTTAAATATACAATATAAAAATTAATTATTAAAGTATCTAATTTTAGATTTCTTTCTTTTGGATTTTCATAGCTATAATTTAATACTTTGAAAGTATAATATACGAATATCTCTTATTAAAGGATAATATTTTTATCAAATACTTTAATTCTTGTGTAAATAATTAGCGATAATTTTACTATAGTTAGTAATGATGTGATGGAATTAAATGAAATATATTCGAAACAAATTAGTAATAATACTTATGTTGAATATTAAAAAATATTGTTTTAAAAGATAAAAAATAATAAAATGTCGAAATTTATCAACAAATATCTTGGGAATATGTTATAATATTTATAGATATAAACCAAGGAGGAAAAAAATGATAAAAGAATGCAAAAAAGGCTACGATGTAAATATAAGAAAATTTGGCGTTCAAACAAATGTAATTCTACCATTTGCATTTGTTAATAATGACGGTACAAGTTCTATAAGATGTAAAACTGATAACTGTGAATTCATTAATGTATGCGAATATAAAGATTATATAAAAGATTAA